TTGGGGCTAAGGGTAGGGGTAACGTGGCTCGCAAGATGTGGAGGCTTGTGGAGCTAGGGTATTGCAAAGGCCAGCCTGGCAAAGCTCGTTCTATACGGCCTAGTCATATAAAGGTGTGGAAGGTTGATTGATCTTGCTTCTTTGTCTGACGAGCATCTCTTTCAGATTTTGAAGGGGATGCCGGAGGACCGCCTTCTTAGGGTTATTGATGCCATGCCTGATGGGCAGAGGGATCACTTATTGCAGATTGCTGAGGACTATGCGGCCTCGGTGAAAAGAGAGCAGTCTCATAAAAGCTTTATGAGCTTTGTACAAGAGATGTGGCCTAACTTTATTCATGGTCGGCATCATGCCGTGATGGCCAAGGCTTTTGAAAAGGTGGCTAGCGGCAAGTTAAAGAGATTGATTGTGAACATGCCGCCTCGGCACACAAAGTCTGAGTTTGCCTCTTACCTTTTGCCGGCGTGGTTCTTGGGACAGTATCCGGAGAAAAAGATTATCCAGTGCTCCAACACGGCAGAACTTGCTGTGGGTTTTGGTCGCAAGGTTAGAAACCTTGTAGATAGCGAGACCTATGCAAAAATCTTTCCAAACGTAGCTCTAAGAACTGATTCTAAGGCTGCCGGTCGTTGGTCCACTAATAAGAATGGCGAGTATTTTGCTATTGGTACTGGCGGCGCTGTGACTGGTAAGGGCGCAGATCTTTTAATTATTGATGACCCTCATAGCGAACAAGAAGCAACTATGGCTGAAACAACGCCAGAGATTTATGACAAGGTCTATGAGTGGTTTACTTCTGGCCCAAGACAGCGTTTACAGCCTGGCGGTGCAATTATTATTGTTCAAACCAGATGGTCAAAGCGTGACTTGACCGGACAGGTGCTAAAAGCTGCAGCACAAAGAGGCGGCGATGACTGGGAGGTTATTGAGTTTCCAGCAATTCTTCCATCCGGCAATCCGCTATGGCCAGAATTTTGGAGCTTAAAAGAGCTTGATGCCCTTAAGAGTGAACTTCCAAACTCTAAGTGGATGTCTCAGTATCAACAACAACCTACATCAGAGTCTTCAGCCATTGTAAAAAGAGAGTGGTGGCAGACATGGGAGAAAGAACATCCGCCGGCGTGTGATTTTATTTTGATGGCTGCGGATACTGCGTTTGAAGCCCACAATAAGGCTGACTATTCAGCCTTTACCATATGGGGTGTCTTTTATGACCCCGACTCTAGTGGTATGGAGCAGGCCAATTTGATCTTGTTGAATGCTGAACGAGAGCGTATAGAGTTTCCAGAGTTAAAAAGAAAGACTCTTGAGCTCTATAGGGAATGGGATCCCGATTCTGTGATCATTGAAAAGAAAGCATCTGGTGGTCCGCTAATCTATGAGCTCAGAGCGATGGGCATACCAGTACAGGAGTTCACTCCAGTTCGTGGTTCTAAGGGGCAGAGCAACGATAAGGTTGCAAGATTGAATGCCGTATCGGATATTTTTGCCTCTGGCCGAGTTTGGGCGCCAAATACAAGTTGGGCTGAAGAGGTTATTGATGAGGTTGCCAGCTTCCCTGCTGGAGAACATGATGACTATGTAGATACGGTATCTTTGGCCCTTATGAGATTTCGTCGGGGCGGGTTTATCAGAACATCATTGGACGAGGATGATGAACCAATGTATCAACGCAAACGTGAGTATTACTGAGATGTATAAGGAGATTGGCCATTCACAAATTAGCGACATGTTGCTTGAGCTTGCGCTACAGGCACGCGATTGGTTTCCTTACTACAATTTTGAAGTGATGCCAGTACATCCCGAAGTGCTGATGATGGACCCATTCTTGGCCGATCTGGCTAAAAAACAAAAGTTTCAGGCGGGGGTTATTAGACTTCCTAAAAATACATGTTATGACTGGCATACAGATACGGATCGAAAGGTCTCTATCAACATGCTTTTGAAAGACACTCGCAGTGAATGTTTGTTTATGAGCAAGCCTGGAGTATCGTTTCAATTCTATGAGTTGAAGTACATGCCGCATACGTATTACGCGTTTGATACGCAGACGCCTCACATGGTTTTAAACCATGAAGGACCAAGGTACATGTTTAGTGTGGAGTTCCTCGGGGGCTCAAGAAATTTAACTTTTGACGAGCTGTGCGCTGACTTTAAGGACTAATTATGGCTATTGATAAAGCGTTGAATCAGGCACCAATGGGATTGAGCGAAGATGCTCTTTCGCAAATGCCGGCTATTGAGATTGAGATTGAAGATCCGGAGTCAGTGACTATTGGAATTGATGGGATGGAAATTAAAATTGCTCCCGACGAGGAGGAGAATTTTAATGACAACCTAGCCGAGTATGTAAGTGATCAGCATTTGCAAGAGCTTGCAAGTGAGCTTATTGGCGGTTTTGAAGAAGATGTTTCTTCGCGCCGCGACTGGATTCAAACTTATGTAGATGGCCTAGAGCTTTTGGGTCTAAAGATTGAAGAGCGCGCCGAACCTTGGGAGGGAGCTTGCGGTGTTTATCACCCCATGCTCTCTGAAGCGCTGGTTAAGTTTCAGTCTGAAACCATGATGGCCACCTTTCCCGCCGCCGGTCCGGTGCGCACCAAAATTATTGGCCGGGAGACTCCATCAAAGAAAGAGGCAGCTGAAAGAGTTCAAGAAGACATGAACTACCAGCTAACGGATGTTATGAAGGAGTACCGACCTGAGCATGAAAGAATGCTTTGGGGTCTGGGCCTTTCTGGCAATGCGTTCAAAAAAATCTACTACGACCCTTCTTTTGAACGGCAGGTGTCAATTTTTGTACCAGCTGAAGATATGGTTGTGCCTTATGGCGCTGCCAATCTAGAAACCGCTCCGCGCGTGACGCACATCATGCGCAAGACAGAAAATGATCTAAGAAAACTGCAGGTTGCTGGCTTCTACAGAGATGTAGATCTTGGGAATCCTGATACAACCCTTGATGAAGTCGAGAAAAAGATTGCTGAAAAGCTTGGATTTCGCGCCAGCACAGACGATCGCTTCAAGATCTTGGAAATGCATGTTGACCTAGATCTGGAAGGTTTTGAACATAAAGATAAAAACGACGAGCCTACCGGCATTGCTCTTCCATATGTAGTGACAATTGAAAAAAGCAGTCAAACCGTTTTGGCGATTCGTCGGAATTGGGAAGAAAGCGACGAAACTCACACAAAGCGTCAGCACTTTGTTCACTACGGATACGTGCCGGGGTTTGGGTTCTACTGCTTTGGTTTGATTCATCTTATTGGCGCATTTGCCAAAAGCGGTACATCCCTTATCCGTCAGTTGGTTGATGCTGGCACGCTATCTAACCTGCCTGGAGGCTTCAAGACTCGTGGTATGCGGGTCAAGGGTGATGACACTCCGATCAGTCCGGGAGAATGGCGGGATGTAGATGTGCCATCCGGAACTTTGCGGGATAACCTGCTGCCGCTTCCTTATAAGGAGCCGAGTCAGGTTCTTGCCACCTTGATGGATAGGATTGTAGAAGAGGGTCGCCGAGCGGCTAATTCGACAGATCTTCAGATCAGTGACATGTCCTCCCAAGCTCCGGTGGGCACGACGCTAGCAATTCTTGAACGGACATTGAAAAACATGTCTGCTATCCAAGCGCGCGTTCATTATTCAATGAAGCAGGAGCTTTGCCTTCTCAAAGAGATTATTGCTGCCTATACGCCGGAGGAATATTCCTACGAGCCGGATGTGGGCAATCGGTTTGCAAAGCGTTCGGATTACGACAACGTGGATGTTATTCCTGTGTCCGATCCCAACGCAGCAACGATGGCTCAAAAGATTGTCCAGATGCAGGCAGTATTTCAAATGGCGCAATCCAACCCTCAAATTTTCAACATGCCGCTGCTAAATCGGCAGATGTTGGATGTTTTGGGGATCAAAGATGCGGATAAATTGGTTCCTCTAGAAGGAGACATGAAGCCTGTAGATCCAGTTACAGAGAATCAAAATATCTTGATGATGAAGCCAGTAAAGGCTTTTCTTAGCCAAGATCATCAGGCGCACATTCAGGTTCACATGGCAGCAATGCAAGACCCGAAGATTCAGCAACTTCTGCAAAACAATCCTACAGCTCCGCAATTGCAAGCAGCCATGATGGCTCATATCAACGAGCACCTTGGGTTTGAGTATCGCAAACAAATTGAACTTCAGCTTGGTATGCCGCTTCCGCCTCAAACTGATGAAATGGGTGAGCCGGAGCACATGGACCCCGAGGTTGAAGCTCGGTTGGCCCCGATGCTTGCGCAGGCAGCGCAGCGCCTGTTGGCTAAGAATGCTCAAGAAGTACAAGCCCAACAAGCTCAACAACAAGCTCAAGACCCGCTCATTCAGATGCAACAACAAGAGCTGCAGATCAAGATGCAAGAGCAACAGCGGAAGGCCCAAAAAGACCAGACTGACGCGCAGCTCAAGATGCAACAGATTGCAGTAGAGCGGGAGCGCATCCGCCAACAGGCAGAGACAGAAGATCAACGTACCAAAATTGATGCGATGAAGGCTGTATCTAAGTTCCAAAATGACCGGAACAGTGAAATGACTCAGCTAACCGTTGATGTTCTTAAGCATTTGTCCAGCAAGAAAAAAGGTGAGCAATGAGAAATCTTGATTATTTGTTGAGTGCTTTCAAAGATCGTATGGATATGTTGGGGGATGCTATTGCTCACGGCAATTGCACTTCATATGAAGAATATAAGTTTGCGTGTGGCCAGATTCGAGGTCTTGAGGCTGCATGTGGAATCGTAGAAGACCTCAAATCTAACCTGGAGAACTCGGATGACTGAAGGCATCCTGCTGGCCACAAACGCCAGCAATCCCGAGGTTGTGGGAGCCTATAGCTTTACAGCAACAAATGAAGATAAGGCAAAACAACTGCCGCGTCCTAGCGGGTATCGCATTCTTTGCGCAATTCCTGATATTGAAAAGGAATTTGAAGAGGGCGGGCTTGTTAAGGCTGACATCACAATTCGCAATGAGGAACTACTGACCACGGTGTTGTTTGTGGTTGATCTTGGTCCTGACTGTTACAAGGACGAGAAGCGGTTCCCAAGTGGTCCGTGGTGTAAGCAGGGTGATTTTATTTTGGTACGCCCACACGCGGGTTCAAGGCTAGTTATTCATGGCCGAGAGTTTCGGATCATTAATGATGATTCAGTTGAAGGTGTTGTTGCTGACCCTCGTGGTATTAAACGTAAATAGGAGCAGACAAGATGCTTGATGAATATAAGTTTCCTGATGAGCAGGAAAACGAAAAGTCCTCAATTGAAATTGAGATTGAAGATGATGCGCCCCTTGAAGACCGAGGTCGTCAGCCGATGCCGCGCTCTTTGGTAGAAGAGCTGGAACGCGATGAGCTCGATGATTACGACGATGTAGTCAAAGAAAAGCTCAAGCAAATGCGCAAAGTTTGGCACGATGAGCGTCGCGAAAAAGAAGCAGCGCTGCGTGAGCAAAATGAAGCAATTGCTTTAGCGCAAAACTTGATAGAAGAGAACAAGCGAATTAAAAATGTTCTCTCTGTTGGCGAAAAGGAATATGTCAGCACAATTCAAAGCGCGGCCAATATGGAATTGGAAATGGCCAAGCGCGCATACAAAGAGGCTTATGATTCTGGGGATAGCGATAAACTAATTGAAGCTCAGCAAGCAATGCAGACGGCAAATCTGCGTTTGATGCAGGCTAATAGTTTTAGGATTCCCTCTTTACAAGATCAAGAAAAAGAAGTACAACAGGCTCCACAGTATCAACCGCCCCAACAAGTTGACCCCAAGGCGGAAGCGTGGCAAGAGCGCAATTCTTGGTTTGGTCGGCAAAAGGGTATGACTGCATTTGCTTTGGGCGTACACGAAGAGCTCAAAGATAATGGGGTCAGGGTTGGTTCTGATGATTATTATCGCGCTCTGGACAAAACAATGCGCGCTAGATTCCCAGAGGCATTTGCCGATGAGGAAGAAGAGCAATCTCAGTCCCGTTCAAGACCGGCTACTGTCGTTGCCCCTGCTACACGCAGCACTGCCCCCAAAAAGGTACGGCTGAAGCAGAGTCAATTGAACATTATTAAAAAGCTGAACATTACTCCCGAACAATATGTGCGGGAATTCTTGAAGACGGAGAATCAAAATGGCTGAGACCAGAATTGCTCGTGAAGTAGAAACCCGGACTCAACAAGAGCGTCCCAAGCAGTGGATGCCTCCCGAACTACTCCCGGAGCCTGATCGGCAACCCGGTTACGAGTATCGTTGGATCCGTGTGTCAACCTTGAATCAGGCAGACCCCCGCAACCTCTCGGCCAAGCTCCGTGAAGGTTGGGAGCCGGTAGCTATCGAGGAGCAACCCCAATTCCAACTGCTAGTCGATCCCAGTAGTCGTTTTAAAGACAATATTGAGATTGGCGGTCTATTGCTTTGCAAGACTCCGTCTGAATTTGTTGAACAGCGCAATGCGTATGTTAATCAACAAACCCAGGCTCAGACTGAAGCGGTAGATAACAACCTGATGCGTCAAAGTGATCCGAGGATGCCGCTGTTCAAAGAGCGCAAGTCTTCGACTAGCTTTGGCAAAGGCTAATCTAATCTAAGGAGCTAATTATGGCTTACCCGACTGTTGACAAGCCCTACGGGCTTCAGCCGATCAATTTGATCGGCGGTCAGGTGTTTGCGGGCTCGACCCGCATGTTCCCGATTGCCAGCGGTTACAACACCAGCCTGTTTAACGGCCAAGTTGTGCAGCTGACTACGGACGGCACTCTGATTGTAAACCCCACCACCACCGGCACCTCGCCTCTCGCTGGTATTGTTGGCGTGTTTCTTGGTGTTGAATACACCAACCCCGGCACCAATCAAAAGATTCGTGCTCAATACTGGCCTGCCGGTACGGTTGCTTCGGATGCTGTTGCTTATGTTTGTGACGATCCGGACACCGTGTTCAAGGCTGTTATCTGCAACACCGGCCAAACCGTTGCTGCTCTGGGTCAATGGGCTGTTGGCAAGAACGCCGCCCTCATCCAGAACGGCGGTTCGACTACCACTGGTGACGCTCTTGTCGCTATTGGCGGTCAAGCCCCGGCTGCTACTAACACCATCGTTCGCGTTGTGGGCGTTGTTCCGGACACGGCTCAAACCACGACCTCGGTTGGTAGCACCAGCGGTTCAAGCACCACTGTCACTCTGACTGCAGCTAACACTGCTATCAAGCCGTACATGAGTGTCACTGGCACCGGCGTTACTGCCGGCACCTATGTGGTGTCTATCTCTGGTACGACCCTGACCCTGTCGGTGGCTGCCAACCTTACGGCTGTTACTCTGACTTTCCTCGGTTCGCCCGAAGTTCTGGTCAAGTTCAACCACGGTTGGCATTCGTACTACAACTCGACCGGCGCTGCCGTCGCTACCTGATAGGAGTTAATCATGGCAATTTCTCGTGCCCAGCTACTCAAGGAACTCCTGCCCGGCTTGAATGCGCTGTTTGGTCTGGAGTACGCTCGCTACGGCGAGGAACACAAGGAAATCTACGAGACCGAAGCCTCGGAACGTTCCTTTGAAGAAGAAACCAAGCTGTCTGGCTTCTCGGCCGCTCCGGTCAAGAACGAAGGCCAGGCAATTGCGTATGACAACGCGCAAGAAGCTTGGACTGCTCGCTATAACCACGAAACCATCGCTCTGGGTTTCTCGCTGACTGAAGAAGCAATCGAAGATAACCTCTACGATTCGCTGTCGGCGCGTTACACCAAGGCTCTGGCTCGTGCTATGGCTTACACCAAGCAGGTCAAGGCTGCTTCGGTTTTGAACAACGGCTTCTCGTCTACCTATGTTGGTGGTGACGGCGTTTCCCTGTTCTCGACCTCGCACCCGCTGATCACTGGTGGTGTTAACAGCAACACTCCGGCTACTGCCGCTGACCTGAATGAGACTTCGCTTGAAGCCGCTGTTATTCAGATCGCTGCTTGGACGGACGAACGTGGCCTGCTGATCGCTGCCAAGCCGAAGAAGCTTGTTGTTCCCCCGGCGCTGCAATTCGTTGCTACCCGCCTGCTCGAAACCGAACTTCGTGTTTCGACGGCTGATAACGACATCAACGCCATCAAGAACAACGGTTCGATCCCGGAAGGCTATACGATCAACCACTTCTTGACTGACACCAACGCTTGGTTCCTGACCACTGATGTGCCGAACGGTATGAAGCATTTTGTTCGTACCCCGCGGCAACAGTCGATGGACGGCGACTTCGATACGGGCAACGTCCGTTACAAGAGCCGTGAGCGTTATTCGTTTGGCTGGTCGGATCCGCTGGGTATGTTCGGTTCGCCTGGCGCGTCGTAAGAAGTAATGCATCAAGAAGGGGGCTTCGGCCCCCTTTTCTTTTTATTGCACAATATTTTAGGTGCTGGTATAAATAAGCTACCTAGGAATCCCAGCCCGTACGACTGACCTAGCAGACTTTGTAGAGACTTACGGGCGTAGTGCTACAACACAAGGAGCAGTCATGGCTCGTACTACTTTCTCTGGTCCGGTAAAGTCGGACAATGGCTTTGAAGGTTCGTTTGTCGGTACGCTGAATAGCACCGAGACCGGCAATACAATCACTACTACGAACACCGCAACCTCGGGCGCCTTCCAGCCCCTCGTTGTTTCCACCACCATGTCTGGCGCTGGTGCTGACGGTGGACGTGCTAACTTCAACATGAACACCAATGTCGCCCTTGGCAGCTTCTCAAATGCGTTGAAGGCTGATGTTACCTACGGCGCTTCTGGCCGCACCACGGGCCTTGGCTCGTCGTTCGTTGCTGAAATGACTTTGTCGGCTGGCACTTCATCGGGCACCTATGCTCCGGTTGAAATCGAACTGAACGTCCCTTCGGGCGCTTCGACTGGCACGGCAACCTCCCTCATCTACGCTTCGGTTAACGGCGCTGGCGCTGCTACTTTTGATACTAATGGCGCTATCCTGACACTTGCTGGCGTTACTGCTGGTGCTGCTGATGCTGTTGCTACTCCGGGTGCTACGTTTGCTGCTACGGCTACTGGTACTGCCCTTGGTGGTGCAAACCTTCGTGGTTTGAAGGTAAAGATTGGCTCTAGCGTTTTCTACCTTGCCGCCATTCCTGCTGCTACGTTTGAAGCCTAATAGGGGGCTGCTATGGCAATGCAGACTGATGTAAAAGCGCAGCATTTCACTGCCAGCGGCAGTGTTGAAGGTCTAAACCGCACTCGATTTAAATCTATTTCCTACAGGGGAAACGGTAACGACGGGTATGTGCGCCTGCGCAATGGCGGTTCAAGCGGCGCAATTCTTTGCGAGCTTGATGTTGGCACAAGCGATTCGTTCACTATCTATGTTTTGTTGCCCGGCGAGGGGATTTTGTACCCGAACGGTATTTACGTAGATCTTTCAAATGTTTCTGCCTGTACGGTGTTCTATGGCTAAGTCCCCGGCTTGGACGCGTAAGGAAGGCAAGAACCCCAAAGGCGGGTTGAACGCCAAGGGCCGTGCATCTTACAACGCAGCTAATCCGGGTAAGCCTGGTCTTAAGGCTCCGCAGCCGGAAGGCGGGGCTCGTAAAAAGTCATTCTGCGCCCGGATGTCTGGAATGAAGAAGAAGCTAACCTCTTCTAAGACTGCTAACGATCCTAACTCGCGCATCAATAAAAGCCTGCGGGCATGGAAATGCTGACATGGAAAATCAAAACGCCACAATTGCAATTCTAGGGCACAAGGTTGATGCGCTACATCAGGATGTAGGCGAAATGAAGTCCGCTTTGAAAGATGTAGCTATGGCCCTAAATAAACTAACCCTCGTGGAAGAGCGTCAGTCCCATTCAAACGCCACACAAAAGCGAATGATGGAAAAGATTGACGGTTTAGAAGGTCGAGTTGATGCGCTTGAAAAAGCAGACGTTAAGCACGGACAAGCCGCAACTTGGGTGATGAATGCAGTATGGGGAGCCGCTGGCCTCCTTTGCATGTATGTAGCTAAGATGCTTGGGTTGATTTAAATGCCTAGCGTAAGTAAAAAGCAGCATAACCTTATGGCGGCGGTGGTTAACAATCCCAAGTTTGCCAAGAAGGTTGGTATCTCCAAGAAGGTTGGAGAAGAATTCATGAAGGCCGATGAAGGCCGCAAATTTCAACGAGGTGGTGAAATGAAAGAATCTAAGGCAATGATGAAGAAGAGTGGTATGGCTTGTAAGAAGATGGCTGCTGGTGGTATGCCGATGGTCGAGAAGAACGGCCAAAAGGTGCCGGCTTTTGCTGCTGACGGCAAGGGCAAGATGGCCAAGGGCGGCAAGGCTAAGTGCATGGCCAAGGGTGGTCTGGCTGCTGGTCACAAGGCAGCTGATGGTATTGCTAAAAAGGGCAAGACTAAGGCCATGATGCCCAAGATGGCCGGATCAACCGGCATGAAGCGCGGCGGCAAGTGCTAAGGAGCTAGTAATGCCAACTACTAAAGATAGTTTTCTTAGCCGCATGGCAAAAGAATATGTTGTTGAGCCGTACAAGCGTATGCGCGATAAAAGCGAGAAAGAGCTTCGTGCAGAGCAGTACATGGGAACGACCAAAGAAGAAGCCAAAGAAATGCAAGATGCATATCAGGCAACCAAAAATCGCAAAAAGGCTCTTCCTGCAGCTCCTTCTGAAGATGGCATGAAGAAAGGCGGCAAGGTCAAAAAGTACGCTAAAGGCGGATCTGCCTCTGCACGTGCTGATGGTTGCTGCATCAAGGGCAAGACCCGTGGGAAGATGGTATGAAAGAGCGGTTCTGGGTCAAAGTAGACAGCACTAAAGAAGGGTGCTGGGAATGGACGGGTGCGCTTAACAATGGATATGGGTGGTTTAATGTAGATGGCAAACCCAAACATGCGCATCGCGTAGCTGCTTTGTTATCTGGAAAAATTTCTAGTCTTTCTGAGTCACTACACGTTTTACATACATGTGATAACCCGAAATGCTGCAATCCTGACCACTTATTTTTAGGCACTAACGCTGATAATGTAGCGGATAGAGTCAAAAAAGGGCGAAGCGGGTACAAACGTTTTATAGGCCAATCTAACGGTATGTCTAAACTTGCTGATGCGCAAATTAAAGAGATTAAAGACTTATACTTTAGCTCTTCTTATAGTCAATCTGCTTTAGCGCGTATGTATGGAGTAAAACAACCGCATATAAGTAGGATAGTTAATGGCGTTCGTTGTGGGGGTGTAGTTTGAGACCGAGTCGGGGTATGGGCTGTATCAATCCTTCAAAGATGCCGAAGGCTAAGACTATTCGTCGCAAAGACAACCCCGACGAAGTTACTCAATACAAAGAAGGTGGTGTAAGTAAAGTTAATGAAGCAGGCAATTACACCAAACCCGGTATGCGTAAGTCTTTGTTTAACAGCATTAAGGCTGGCGGCAAGGGCGGCGCACCGGGGCAGTGGTCAGCGCGTAAAAGTCAAATGCTAGCCATGCAATACAAGAAGCGTGGCGGTGGGTACCGCGACTAATGAAAAAGCCCCAACAAAGCCTTAAGAATTGGACTGATCAGAAGTGGAGAACCCGTAGTGGCAAGCCGTCAACGCAAGGATCGAAAGCAACCGGAGAGCGATACTTACCGGAAGCAGCGAT